ATGAGCAGCGGACGCATCGCACGGTGACGCAGACGCTCGGCGCGCGCCTCGACGATGTCGAGGTGGTGACGGAGCGCAACACGCGCAACGGTGAGGCGCTGTATGCGGGGCATGAGTCGAATGCGAGGCAGATTGCGTTGCTGATGGACCGCGTGCAGGCGCTGAGTGAGCAGCAGGAGGCGCTTGGTCATCACGTGGAACGAATCTTCGCGGAACACGTCGGCATGGGGTTTCTTCAGCGGCTGCGATGGGTGATGCGCGGTGTCTGATGTGCTGCGATTGCCAGATCTGCCGATTTCCGACCGCGTGAGCACGCATCGCGAGCGCGCGCTGCATGATGCGTGCATCCAATTCATGCGCGAGATTGAGCGCGATAGGTTCCGCCTTCTCACGGTGGTCATCGGTGGTCTGGAGCAGTGGCGACGTGCGGCGCAGAGCATCTGGCGCGGCCTGCGCATCGGCGAGGACTCGCAACTCCTCGACAATCTCTTTCGCTACCTCCAACTGCTCGCGTGCGCGCCGCGCTACCAACGGCGCCTACTTGACGCGGCGAATAACCCGGCCGTGTGGAACGACATCATGCGCGAGGCGATGCCGGACATCGAGGCGCAGCGCGAACAGGTGCGGCGCCTCGAGAACGGCTGGCGCGGATGAGACCCGCGCTCCCCGCTGTCCGCAAGTTGTGCGCGCGCTGCGGGCTGTGCGCCTTCGCCGCGTCGGCCGTGACAGAAGCTGCACTCCGTGAGGCGATGGTCGACCACGAAGAGCACGCTCATCTCGGCCTTGCGGTGCAGGTGCATGGCTAGTATTCCCAACGATCTCATCGCCGAAGCCCGCCGCCGCTGGACGAAGTGCGCCGACGCGGAAGACGGACAACGGCGGCGTATTCTCGCGGCGAAAGAATTCCGCGCGGGCAATCAGTGGCCGGATGCGATCAAGCGCGCCCGCGAAGGCTCGCAGGCGCTGGCGGGCGTGCCCGCGCAACCGCCGCGACCCTGTCTCGTGGTGGATCGCCTGAGTCAGCCGGTGCGGCAGACCAGCAACACGATCAAGAACGCCGATTTCGGCTTCGAAGTGCTCCCGAACGGCTTCGGCGCCAACGACGAGGTCGCCGAAATCTACAAAGGCTACATGCGGCGCGTGCAGAACAATGCGCGTGGCGAATCGCCGGTCGAGTGGGCCGCCGATGGGGCGATTGAAGGCGGGCTCGGGTGGTTCCGGTTGCGCACGGAATTCGTGCATGAGACGTGGGACGGCGACCCGAACGATCCGGAAGTCTTCGACCAGGAAATCCGCGAAGAGCGCATCACGAACAACCTGAGCGTGTATTGCGACCCGAGCGCCACGCGGCCGACGCGTAGCGATGCGCAGTTTCTCTTCGTGGTGGAAGACCTCGACAAGGACGAATTCACGCGGCGCTGGCCGAAGGCGGATGTTCGCGGGCTCGAGGAGTTCATGACCACGGGCGACATGGTCGGCTGGGTCACGACGGACAGTATCCGCATTGCGGAATACTGGCGCCTCGAATACGACGAACGCACATTCTGTGAGTTGCTCGACGGCACGGTCGTGGAGAAAACCGACGGCTCGCCGACCTACCGCAAAGACCAGATTCGGCGCGAGCGGGTGATGCGGGTGCCGCGGGTGTTGTGCGACAAAATCAACGCGATTGAGTCGCTGGAGCAATACACGTGGGTCGGCTCGCGGATTCCGTTGATTCCGGTGCTCGGCGAAGAGCTGAACGTGGATGGGCGGCCGGTGCTGCGCGGCATCATCGACGAAGGCATGGACGCGCAGCGGATGATCAACTACACCTATTCAGGCGCGATGGAGATCTTCGCGCTGTCGAGCAAGAAAGCGCCGATGATTCCGGCGGCGAGCGTGGCGGCGTATCAGCCGATTTGGCAGACGCGCACGCTCTACAACCATAGCTACCTGCCGTATGACGCGTGGGACGATCAAGGGCGACAACTCCCGCAGCCGGTGATGGATACCACCGAAGCGCCGATTCAGGCCGCGGTGGACCTGATGCGGATGTCGGAGGAGGCGGTGAAGGCAACGACGAGCACGGGCGACGCGAGTCTGGGCAATTCGCATCCGAACGAACGGAGCGGCCGCGCGCTCGAGGCGCTGAAGATGCAGAGCGAGCTGGCGAACAGCAACTACCCGGATAACGTGCGCCGGGCGCGCATCTACGCGGCCGAACTCATGCTCGAGGTGATCCCGAAGATTACGCGGCCTGGGCAGATTCTCCAGATTCTCGGGATGGATGACGAGCCGAAGCAGGTGATGATTGGCCAGCCATTCACCGAGGGGCCGAATGGCGTGCCGCAGCGCGCGCCTGACGGTGTCACGCCCGAGATGGCGAAGCTGAAGGACTCGCTCTACAAGTTCTACGACCTGAACGGCAAGTATGCCGTCACCGTCACCGTGGGGAAAGGTTCGGCGACGAAGCGCGAAGAGGGCGCGATGGCGCTGGGACAGTTGATTCCGCATCTGCCGCCCGCGATGGCGGCGGTCGCCACGCCGGACTACGTGCGACAGTTGTCGTTCCCTGGGGCGCAGAAGATTGCGGAGCGGCTCGAGAAGACGTTGCCGCCGGAATTGCAGGACCAGGACCAGCAGGCGCAGATTCCGCCACAGGCACAGCAGCTGATTGCTCAGCTCCAGCAGCAGTTGCAACAGGCGAGTCAGATCATCCAGACCGAGCAGGTCAAGCAGCAGGCGCAGGTGCAGAGCGCGCAGATTGCGGCGCAGTCGAAGCAGCAGGACACACAGGCGGATTTGCAGGTGAAGCTGCAGATTGCCGAGATGGAGGGCCGCATCGAACTCCAGAAGGCGGCGATGGACAACGAGAACAAGCTGCGCATCGAGGAACTGAAGTTGCGCGGCATGGCGATGGCCGCAGAGATTGACAGTCGCGAAGCGGAACTGGCGCGGGCCAGTGGGGTGCAGGCGCAGCAGACGGAACAGGCGGGGGCCGCGAGCGAAGCCGAAGCCGGACGCGCGCATGAGCGCGAGATGGCCGAGCGCGCGGCGGCGCAGGCGGCCGAGAACCCGAACGGGGGCGGCGCGTGAGCCAGATGATCGACGAACGTGCGTTCACCCCGATGTTCTTGGAAGCCTGCTCAGATTTGGAACTGGTCGCCTTGCAATATGAGCTTCGACGGTTCCCAGAGGACCGCCCGTATCTGACGCAGGTCCTCGACGAACTCGGGCGACGCCCGCAGGCGGCGGAGAGCACGAACGGCGAGGGCGAGTCATGATGCAGGTCGTGCCGCGATGGAAAGTCACCGTGTTCTTCGCGGATCGTGGCGATCTGGTGTTCTGGCTGTCTGACGGGCATCTCGGGAACGTGTTGCGCCTCGTGAGCGGTATGCAGTTTTCTGAAAATGGCTTGGACCAACCGCAGGCTGTGACGGTGCAGCGGGACGACGCATGACCACACAGAAAGCCGATTTGCTCGAGCAGAAAACGTCGCTGGTGGCGTATCTCACGTCCAAGTTGAAAGCGGGCGACATGCACGCCGTGCAGGACGCCGCGAGCGACATCCGTGAAATCGACGCGAAATTGCAGGTACTGGCGGAGATGGACGAGCATCAGGTGGAAACCGACCCGCGTATCCTGAAGCGCATCGGGTGAGTCATGGATGAACTGACGCCAGCCTCGGCGACGGACGACAAGGGCCGCACGCTCAGCGGTGTCGGGGTGAGTGCGGACGAGCTCCAAGCGACGATCGACGAGCGCCAGCCCGAGCCTGCACCGGAGAAGCCCGCGGCGCCCGTGGCTGACCGCGCCGCGTCTACGACACCACCGGTCGGCACCGAGCCGCCGCCGTTGGCGAAGGGCCGCGCCCGCTACCAGGAGCTCGCGCACGCGCGGGACGCCGAGAAAGCCCGCGCCGATGCCGCCGAACAGAAAGCGCGCGAACTCGAAGCGCGCCTGCAGCAGCCGCCGGCCCGGCCTGAACCCGCGCTGGGAACCGGGGCCGCCCCAGCCCCGGAGCGGGGCACAGGCCAGCCGGCGGCCCTTCCCCCTTCTCAGCCTCTTCAGACGCGTCCTGAGCCATCAGAAGACGACGTGGGCACGGTCTATGCGACGTATGGCGCCTTCGTGAAGGACCATCACGCGTGGACGTGGGAACAGCAGCAGCCCGGCATCCAGCAGCAGATTCTGCAGGGCATTCAGGCGCACCAGCAGCAGCAGCAGTTTCTGGCGCACATCGAGAGTGCGCGGGCGAAGGGTCAGGCCGCCTACAAGGACTTCGATGCCATGCTGAGCGGCCCAGGCGCGGCGGCCACGGCGCAGATGCCGCCACAGGCGCGGCAGTTCGTGTGGCAGCAGCCGAACGCGGAGCATCTCGTCTACGCCATTCTGCGCGATCCCGCGCTGGCGCAGAAGCTGACCTGGCTGTCTATCTATCAGCCGGCGGCGTTCGGATTGGAGTTGGCGAAACTCGCACCGGCTCAGTCGCTGACGAACGGGAACGACAACGGGCATCAACCGCCGCCGCCGCCACCCGCGCCGATGCAACCTGTCGGCACGGGCGGCCGGAGCACGGTGCTGACCGCCGTCGATTATGCCGAGAAGGGCGATTACGAGAACTACAAGCGGGTGCGTGAGGCAGAGAGAAATAGGCGATAATACCGCTGTGAAGCAAGCAGGCGTCTACACGATCCTGAATCTTGTCACGGGGCGTTGCTACGTCGGGAGTAGCAACCATATCCCGCATCGCTGGGACTGCCATCTGTCGCGCCTGAACAACGGGAAGCACGCCAATCGTGCGCTGCAGACCGATTGGGATGCGCTCGGCGCGGATGCGTTTGCATGGACCGTGGTGGAGCGGTGTGAGACGCGCGACGAAGCTATTCGCCGCGAGCAGTATCACATCGACACCACGCCAGACCTCTATAACGCGGCTCGGCGAGCGGGATCGGGACCGCCGGATGGCTTCAAGCAGTCTGCGGAAGCAAAAGCGAACGTGTCGAGGGCTCTGAAGGGCCGTGTCGTTACGTGGGGCGCGAAAGTCTCGGAGTCAAAGCGTGGCAAGCCGATGTCCGCGCTCGCCCGCGCCGCTCACGCGGTTGCGATGGCCGATCCGGCTCTCCGGGCGCGCATGAGCGTGAGTGGCACAGGTCGTCAGATGCCGAAGTGGTCGGAGGGACGGCGCGCCGCACAGGCGGTAAAGTGTTTCACGCATACCGAGGAGAGTAAAGCGAAGATGTCGGCGTCGATTCGCGCCAATCTGGCTGAACATCCTCGCGTGGGCGTGACTCCTTCCGCAGAGACGCGCGCAAGGATGTCAGCGGCGCAGAAGGGACGCATCATCACCGTTGAGGCGCGTGCGAAGATTTCCGCGACGCGCAAGACTCGTGGTATTGTCATGTCCGCTGAATCCCGCGAGAAGTGGCGACAGACGCGTGCAGGGTATCAGCACTCGGAAGAGACGAAAGCAAAAATGCGCGATGCGTGGGAACGGCGTCGATTGAGAAAAGCATCCGCGTAGACTGTTGATTCGCACTGCGTCATCGCCGGTCTGGCCTCGATGACCATCTGCGACTTACTTCGTGCGTGACTCCACTAGCCAGTACGAGTCACGCTCAGCAAGTGAGTGCACGATGGCGAACACATTACTTACGAATCGCGTAATCACGTACGAAGCACTTTCAGTATTGGAAAACACGGACGCCGTCATGATGAAAGTCAACGGCGAATATTCCGACCAGTTCGAGTTTGGCGGTGCGGTGCTGGGCCAAACGTTGGATATTCGGAAGCCACCGCGTTACATCGGGCGTTTGGGGCAAGCCGCTCAGATCGAAGCGATCACCGAAACGTTCGTGCCGCTCACGCTGGCGTATCAGCGCGGCGTGGACACCGAAGTCTCCAGTCAGCAACTGACGCTGGACATCGACAATTACCGCGAGCGCGTGGTGATGCCGCAGATTGTGCGGCTGAACAACCTGATTGACCAGGACGTGTGCGGGCTCGCACAGGGCCTGAATCAGGCGGTCGGCACGCCGGGTGTCACGCCGACGACGCTCACCACCTACGGCTTGGCGAAGGTACTGCTCGACAACATGGCGGCGCCGGACGACAACGGCCGGATGAACTTCCTGAATCCGATTGCGGACTTCAGCCTCATGGACAACCTCAAGGGGCTGTTCCACTCAGGCCGCGAGATCAGCGCGCAGTATGACTCCGGGAGCATGACGAAGTCTTCGACGCTCGGCGCGAAGTGGTACATGGACCAGAACATCTATGTGCACACCGTGGGCGCGCTGGGGGCCTCGACGCCGACGACGAACGGCGTGCCGGCGAGTGGGGCCAGCTCGGTGATTACCGCGGCGTGGGCCGCGGCCGCGGTCGTGAATGCGGGCGACAAGATCAGCTTCATCAGCGTGACCACGCCGGTCAACGGCATCAACCCGCAGAGCTTCTCGAGCACGGGCCAACCGATGCAATTCGTGGTCACCGCCACGACCACGGCGGATGGCGCGGGGGCGATGACCATCCCGATTGCGCCGGCCATCATTGGCCCGGGCAGCCAGCTCCAGAACGTCACGAACCTGCCGGCGACAGGCACGCCGGTCTTTGTGTGGGGCCAGCCGGCGGCGAACTTCGCGGCGATTGCGGGCAAGCAGACGCCGAACAACCTCGTGGTGCACAAGGACTTCGGCACCCTCGCTATGGTCGATTTGCCGTTGCCGGGTGGGACCGATCGCGCCTATCGCGCTGCGAGCAAAAAGAGCGGGAAGGCGCTGCGGGTGATTCGGGACTACGTGGCCTTGAGCGATCAATTTGTGCAGCGCCTGGATGTCTTATACGGCGTCGCCGTTTTGCGTCAGGAGCTCGGTGTCGTAGTTGCTGGTTAGGTAGTGGGCTAAGCAGTTAACGTACTGGTATAATCGGTCCTTTCAGGAGGGCCGATGACACTCTACAGACTGACGAATACCGTGACTGGACTGTCCTACGTTGGCGCAACCACTCGGGCGCTGAATTTGCGCATGAACGATCATCGCAAGCAGGCGCGTGAGGGGTTGACGCATCCACTCTCGCAGGCGATTCGCGCGTGCGGGTGGGCGGCGTTCACGGTCACGGTGCTCGGGACATTCGGCACGCTCGCGGAGCTCCATGCCGCCGAGAAGGCCACGATTGCGGCGCTCGGCACGATGACGCCGGGGGGTTACAATCGAGCGGCAGGCGGCATGGGCACGCAGGATTGCCGACACGCAGATACAACGCGCGATAAGCAATCACAACGAGCACTCGCAAGCTACGCGGCAGGCCGCCGATCGTGGAATACGGGCAAGAAGGTTGGTCCGCTCTCAGACGCGCATCGCGCGAAACTCTCGGCGATTCGGATGGGACGGCCGGGACCAAATAAGGGCGGTACGTTGACCGATGAACATCGCGCGAAATTACGGGCAGCTTCACTTAGAGAGAAGCATCCGCACGCGCAACCCGTCGAAGTTGATGGCCGAGTATTCCCAGCGATTACGGTCGCGATGAAAGAGCTCGGTTTATCGAAAATGCAAATTCGGTATCGGTTGATGCTGGGCAAGGCTCGGCGTCTTCCCAAGGAGTAGGACTATGGCTCTCGTGGCTACGACTTTGGCGCGTGCAAAAAGTTTCAACGGCGGCTTTCTGAACGACACCAGCCTCTCGCTGACGGCGGCGACCGGCGCCACGACCAAGATGATCGGCTACGTCGATGCCGAATGTTTTCGGATCACCGATGTCGAGCGCACGCCGACGCTGGGCATTGTGCCGGGCTACACGAAGAGCACGGCGGGGCCGCACGCTGTCGGGGCACCAGTCGTCTTCGGTTTGCCGAGTGATTTCATCGGCATCGGCGGTCCGCAGTCGCTGAGCTTCTTCACCGGGGCCATCACGGGGCCGGGCGGCGCGGGCACGTTGCCCGTCGTCGATACCATCATCTTCCTGACCGCCTCCGGGGCAGGCGCCTACACGATTGCGCTCCCGGCCGCGGACCAGACCAATACGCTCACGATCCTGAACGCGACGGCACAAGCGCACGTGTTGACGTTGACGGGCAATCCCGCGACGAGCGATGTGGCCACGTGGGTGGCGGCGCTCGGCGGAATGCTGCGGATTCGCGCGAATTACGGCGTCTGGGCCATCGAAGGCAATCCCGGCGTGATCGTGGCCTGAGGGGGCAATCATGGCGATCAACTACCAAGCTGGCGGCAGTTTTCTGCCGGCGCAGGCGGCGAACTTCAACAATCCCAACGACGCGACGAACTTCGCGATTGCGCCCACGATCGGATTAACGGACCAGAACGGCACGACCACCGTCTCAGCGACGTTGCTCACCACGGCGGGCGGACAGACCATGGCCGCGTCCACGTTTGTGAATCCCACCGTGACCGGCGATGCCTCAAGTGGGATCGTCGTCGCGAAAACCATCGCGTTCGTCGAGAATGCGACCATGACCACGCTCACCGGAACCGTCGTCATTCCGGCAGGGGCGACCCTGTTGGACATCAGGGCGACGAGCAGCGTGTTGTGGTCGAAGGCCAGCGCGCGGCTGACGATTGGCGACACGCAGAGCGCGAACGGCTGGCTGCTCTCGACGAACCTGAATGCGACGGACTTGTTGGTCGGCGAGATGTTCAGCGCGGCCGGCGGCACCTCGTATTGGGCCGGGTTGCCGGGCGCGTATCTGAACGCGACCACGGGCGTGTTCGGGCAGGCGACGGCGACGAAGGCCGGACCTTACTACGTGACGGCGGGCAACGTGATTGCGGTCGTCACGGTGACGCCTGGGGCAGGCGCGGCAGGTCGCACGTTCGTCACGGTGACCTACGCGGTCGGACAGGCTGTGGCGCCGGTGCAGGCGTAACGTGACGAGGCTGAGACGGGTCTGTCCTGTTCTCAGCCTCTTTTTCTGAGGACGACAGCATGAATCTTTCCCCTGAACTGCTGATCCAGATCCAAGCCGCGATCAACGCCGGCACGCTGACGCTCGGCAATCCGGCGGGGCGCTCACCGATGAAGCGCGGGCGCTTTCAAGACCCGCGACAGCTCGACAACCTCACGCTGTTGCCGACAAAAGACGATCCGCGGCCGACGTTCTTCTGGAGCGCGGTGGCGCCGCGGGACGGCTTCGACCTGATGCGGACCACGGAGTATCCGCGGCTGCTCTGGCACAAGGACGCCGGCACGGAAATCACCGTGGATTCGGCCGAGGAGGAGCAGCGGTCGGTCCTGCAGGGCTATGTCCGCACGGCGCCGGCCTGGGTCGAGCCTGACCCGATGGACGCGCTGCGCGAGGCGTGGGCGGGCCTCTCGAAAGAGGACCAGGATCTACTGATGGCAGCGCAGAAGCAGGACCGCTTGAAGAACCTGCAAGCGCAGCTCGGGGCGCTGCCGGAAGAGAAGCTCTCGGCGCTGCTCGCGAGCGCCGGACCGGTGCTCACGAAGGCGCCCCAGGCGCCACCGAAGGAGCGTCGGTGATGGAGTTTCCGAAACTGCTCTGGAGCGCGGGGGGCGTCGAGGTGACGGTGGTGTCACAGGTGGAGCAGGACGCGCGCACCGCGGAGGGCTACACGCTGACGGCGCCGGGCCCCGCCGCGCCGGAGACGGCGCCGGTGGAGACCTCGGTCGAAGAGCCTCCGGCTGAGGAACCGCCGCACAAACGGCGCGGGCGATAACTCATGCCGACCATCCGCGCCATCGCCACGGATTCGTTACGCGAGCTCGGGGTGCTCGCGGCGACCGAGGCGATGGATGCCTCGCAGGGGGCGTTGGCGCTGTTGCGTGCGCAAAATATGTTCGACAGCTGGGCCGCGATGCGGCTGACGCTGTCGCGACAGTTGCGCACGCAATTCACGTTGACGAGCGGGAGCTCGACGGCCACGCTCGGGCCAGGTGGCACGGCGGTGATGGTGCGGCCGATGTTTCTGAATAGCGCGTCCTACATCGTGCCGGGCTCGAGTCCGCCCGTCGAAGCGCCGGAAGGCTTGGCGCTGCTCGACCAGGACCAGTATGCCGCGCTCACGATCAAGACGCTGAGCAATGCGCTGCCCACGGCGGTGTTCTATCAGGTGAATCTCGACGGCATCCTGGGCACGCTGACGTTCTGGCCGGTGGTCGCGCAGAACGTGGACATCGTCATCTACACACCGGAAGCGGTGCCGATTCCGTTGTCGCTGAACACGGTGCTGACGGGGCCATCGGGCTACGCCGAAGCGTTCATGTATCAGCTCGCGTTGCGGCTGGTGACGCCGTTCGGGGTGCGGGTCGAGGAACAGTGTCCCATGCTGCCGGAGATGGCGGCTCGCGCGTGGGATGTGCTGACCAAGCCGAACGTGCGCCCGGGGCTGCTCGGCATGGATCCGGCTGTGACGCAACCGACGCAGCGAGGCGGCTATAACGTGTACACCGATTCGTAAGAGGCACCTATGCCGAACGGCAGTATCCCGCGTTACAACATCTGGTATCCGATCACGCCCAGCGACACGGTGAACTTCGACCGCGTCACGCAGAGCGGCGGCATCTCGGAATGCTGTGATGCGATCTGGGTGGGTGGTGCGGGCATCGCGCAGTGCGTGATGCAAAACGATACCGTCGTCGCGTTTACCTGCGTGGCGGGCAGTCTGCTGCCAATTGCCGCCAAGCGGGTGAATGCCGGGTCCACGACCGCCACGTTGATGGTCGCCCTCTACGAAGAGTGATGTATGGCGATTCCTGACAACACCGCGCGACAATTCCCGTGGCCGGCCGTGCAGCTCGCGCACGTCTACGACCCCGCGACGAATGCGTGGGTGCCGCAGCCCACGATTGGCGTGGTGCCGCCGGCCTCGGCCCTGCTGACGGCTGTCACGGTGTCGGCGGCGTCCATCGTCGTGGTGCCGGTGAACCTGAACCGCCGCCGCCTGCTGCTGCACAACGATAGCAGCGGGATGGTGTTCGTCGCGTTCGGGCCGGTGAGCAGCGTCAGCCTGTTCACGTTGCGGTTGTCGGCGCAAGAGACGTATGAGGGTCCGCTCGGCGACTACACCGGGCCGGTGTCGGCCGTGCGCGCGTCGGGCACGAGTCCGCTGCTCGTCACGGAAATCGTGACCTGATCATGCCAATCATTTCGTACCCGGGCTTCATCGGACCGGCCTATGAGAGCCAGTCCTACATGGCCGACAGTGAGCGGCTGTTCAACTGGTATGTTGAGCAGAACGAGTCACCGAACGCGCCGACGCGCTATGCCTTGTTGCCGTGTCCCGGCTTCGAGACGTTCGCGTCGGTGCCGCAGGCGCCGATTCGCGGCACGTTCTTCCAGCGCGGCCGCGCGTTCTTCGTCGCGGGGTTTGCCTTCTATGAGCTCTTCGTCGATGGCACCACGATCCAGCGCGGGACGGTGGCGTCGGACCCGAATCCCGTCACCATCAACGCGAACGGCGATGCGGGCGATCAGCTCTGGATCACGTCGGGCGGTGTCGGCTACATCTACGACCTGACGGCGGACACGCTCACGGTGGCTGGGCCGGCGGGCACGGTCGTGAGCATGGGCGGCTTCCTCTCAGCGCGGTTCCTGTCGCTGGACTCCACGACCGGCGCGTTCTACGCGAGTGACCGCTACAACGGGCTGGTGTGGAACCTGCTGAACGTGGCGCAGTCGCAGTCGGGCGATCCGTGGCGCACGCTCGTCGTGACGCCGGACAACTTGATTCGGCTGTTCGGTGAAACCT